AAACGTGAGATGCGTGGATTCCTGAGAAATGCGTTTGAGGATTTAAGGAAAACACCTGAAGTGGTTATGGGATTTTTTAGACATCCAGATTGCGGATTTGCGATGTAAATTTATTAACTCCTTAGTATATCGGTTTCAAGTTTCGCTGTGGCTCGCTGGGCGTGGTCAAGTTTGGCATCTATCGTCCCCAGTGTTTTTTGTATTTCGGCCAGTTGTTGCCATACAAACGCGGCATCCATCCCGCCATGATGGGTATGCCCGCCCACGGACGGCGGTTGCATTGCTACAGGCAGGCGCGCTTCTTCTTCCTGTGGCTTGCTGCTGCGCTTTGAAGATGTCGCCATCACGATTCGCTTTCAAAGCGCGTTTTTAGGCCATTCCCACATGACCGACGAGCCGCGCCCGTAGTAGCTGGCTACCAAACTGACAAGCGCAGCTCCAACAGGGGAGCGCTGCCCTTTGTGCCTTACAGCAGAGGTGGCCGTCCACAGCGCAATCGCCGCTTCCCTCTCCCCAGCACCACAAACAACACGCGGGGAACATCCCCAAATACCAGCCCTGTGCATCCCTTGGAGCCTTGCGCCCCCCGCTTCAACCGCTTGGGGGGTGGTACTTGTGCCTTCTGTTGTGGCGATGGGGGGTAATGTAACTTAAGTTAATAAAAAAGTCAACATAGGTTGATAATTTTTTAGCCTTTTTTCAGCGACCACCAGCCCAACACCCTTCCCTGTATGAACAAGGTGCTGCCAACTTCACTACACGGGGCATCTTCCGAAGGGCCGCCGTCGTTGCTTTCAATGCGTATTACCTGCGAGGCCACCATGAGGCGAAGCCGCTTGACGCGAATCCATTCGCCCACGGTCAGAATGTAGATGCCGTCGCGTGTAAATTCCTGTACCGGCTGCACAAACATCACGTCTCCGTCTTCTATCTCGCCGGTCATGCTTCCTCCGCGTGCAGTCAAAACGCATACATCTTTAGGGTTTACTCCTAACTGCTGATAGATGTAGCTTTCCCGTACATCGACGTATTGCACAACCTCATCCAATGGGTAGGCTCCCGCCCCCGCCGCAGCTTGGGCCAGTATGGGCAGTCGGATGTATCCCGCACTTGGCGCTTCGTTGGTTTCAGCATCCAGAACAGGCAGAGGTGTTTGGAAGGTACGCACTCCCCCTTCTTTGCCTGTAGCTAGCCAAACAGGATCAAGCCCAAGAACCTCTGCTGCCTTGATGTTGTTTTTGCTGCTAAAGCCGCCGCCATCTCGAACCTTGAGAACAGCTTGATAGCTAACCCCTATTGCATCCGCCAATTGTTGAATGCTCCAGCCCTTTTTCTTGACCGCTGGCTGCATGCGGCTCCAGTAATTATCAACCATAGTTCATGCTAACAATTTGAACTGTTACTTGGGTTGACAATTTCCACAACTAAAGTTATAGTTGGGGTATGCGTAAACAGCAAGCTATTGAATTTTTGGGAGGCACGGTCGCTGCGGCATCTAGGGCAATTGGCGTGACATACCAGGCAGTCAAAAAATGGCCCGACCCCCTCCCCCCTCGCATAGCCGACCGCGTGCAGGCTGCGCTATGGCGCAGGCATTACGGCCAAGTGACGCGCGCCGACCTGCGCCCGCGCGATTGGCAACAAATCTGGCCGGAATGGCAGCCGCAACAACAAACAACACAACCACCTAAGGAATCCGTATGACTACCAACAACGAACAACACATGCAACGCCTGCACGAAATCGCTTGCGCTGCTGCCAAATATGCCAATTCTTCTATTAAAAAAGACGAAAGAAATCCCCGCGAATTTGCTAGGGATATGGCAGATTCCTATATAGAAGCCATGTCGCGCTTGATTGCCGCAGGTGAGCGTATTTCTATATCAGAAGCGCCTTGAACCATTCCAGTTGTTTTTGCACTTTGCCGGTTTCAATGAAATCAGGAATAGAACGGCCTGAAGAGGTTATGAGAATGTTCGATGTCAATGCGTCTCTGAATCTTTCCGGTTCTGGATGGGATTGGATGAGCGCGCAGATAACGTGCATGAGCGCTTCTTGTCGCGCTGCTATTTCTGAAATGACTTGTTCCGTGTCCTCTGTCATGCCTGCCCCTTCGGGAAATGTGGTTGTAGGAACCCGCATTATGCCCCAGTGCCCCGAGGGGGTAGGCACCCTACCCCCGCACGGCTGGCAGCCGCAGCAACAAGACACACAACCAACCAAGGAATCCGTATGACCACCAGTACAACAAATAGGTTTGGTAATTTATCCGTGCGATTTATTGCCCCTGATGTGGTTGCGCATGAGACTGAAATAAGTGCGGTTCCCGACGGACACCACACTCCAAAGGCGCAAGAGGCGCAGGATGAGGCCAGCACCGACGAGCAGCCGGATGTGAATGATTTGCTCGCCATGTTGCAAGAACTTCAGGCAGAGAACTCCCAGTTGCGTGCAGAGAACGCGCAGTTAAAGGAGCAGGTGGAGGCGCTGTCTGCTGCCGATGGGGTGAAGGCGAGGTTACAGCAGACGATGGGGCTTTTGCAGCATGCCGAGCGTGAGCGCGATTTGCATATGGCGCGTGCGCATAAAGAGGTCAATATGCATAAGTGGAAGGATAAGCAGTTGCGCTTGTGTGGTAAGGCTGTGGGTGAGACCGAGGATGTGCGCAAGATTGTGGGCGCGGTGCAGGAGGTGGTGCGGCAGTTGGCGATGTTCAGGCAGGGCGCGCCACAGCTCAATACGCCAGCAGCGGCTTCTATTGTGATTGCCACGGATGCCCCGTCCGTTGCTACGCCGGTTGTCGATGAGGAGCCGAATTATGGCTGGGATGACCCTTTTGAGAATCCTTTTGATGTAAGGGGTTTCTGATGCAGGTCGAGTTACGCGATTATCAGCAGCAGACTTTCGATTTGGCCCGCGAGGCGATTCGTAGGGGTAAAAAACGAATTTTGATTATTGCGCCTACAGGGGCGGGTAAAACGGTGATTGCGTCGGCCATTATGCAGATGACAGCGCAAAAGAGAAATCGCGCAAATTTTGTGGTGGATAGAAATAATTTAGTGAATCAAACGAGTGCGGTTTTCAATCATTATGGATTGGCGCATGGGGTGATTCAAAGCAGTCATCCATTGTTTCGTCCTTATGAGCGTATCCAGATTTGCAGCGCGCAGACTTTGGCGCGCCGTGGTTGGCCGGATGCCGATGTGGATGTGTTTGATGAGGCGCATGTGTTGCACAAGACGCATATTGCGCGGATGCAGTCGGGGCAGTCGATTGTGATTGGTTTGACGGCTACGCCGTTTACTAAAGGGCTTGGGAAATATTTTGATGAGGTGATTAATGTCACTACGACGCATCAATTGATTACCGATGGCTGGCTGGCCCCGTACCGAATTTTTGCGTGTGTGGAGCCGGATATGCAGGGGGTGGCTGTCAAGAGTTCCGGCGAGTGGGTGGAAAAGGAGGCTTCGTCGCGTGCGTCAAAGATTGTGGGGGATGTGGTGGCCGAGTATCAAAAGCACGGGCAGGGTCGCAAGTTTATTTGTTCGGCTGTGGATGTGGCGCATGTGCGTGATTTGGAGGCGCGCTTTTTGGCTGCGGGTGTGAATGTGGCGGCGTATACGTATCAGGAGTATGACGAGACGCGCGCAGAGGTGGTGCGGGAGTTTCGCAAGCCTCGTTCCAAGATTCGCGGGTTGATTACGGTGACGGCGGCTTCGCGTGGGTTTGATGTGCCGGATGTTTCTTGCGTGATTATGGCGCGCCCGTTGCGTAATTCATTGGCTGAGCATATTCAGTTGTTGGGGCGTGGGTTGCGGATGGCCGAGGGTAAGAAGGATTGCCTAGTGTTGGATCATTCGGGTAATTGTGAGCGCTTTTTTGATGCGTGTGAGGGTTTTTTTGCAAATGGGTTGCAGCAGTTGGATGATGGCAAGAAGCGCGCGGGTGCAAAGGCAAGGTTTAAGAAAAAAGAGGTGCAGCCGCGCAAGTGTCCAGAGTGCCATGCGTTGCATTTTCCGGCAAAGGTGTGTCCGAATTGTGGTTTCGAGTATCCACAACGCGAGGTGGTGGTGCATGTGCCGGGGACGTTGAAGGAGTTGTTATCTCGTTATGGCGAGGGTTTGAAACAGGGGAATGCCAATGCACGCAAGTTGGCAACGGATTTGTTGTGGCCGCAGGTGGTGGCTTATGTGTTGGAGCGGCGCGAGGGTGAGGCTGCGCGCAAGATGGCGCTGGCGATTTTCCGGCAGTTGACGGATGCATGGCCTATTACGGATTTCTACGATACCCAGCCGCTGCCGCCTTCTGATGAGGTGCGCCGAAAGATTCGCAGCCAGCAGATTGCACATGCGATGGCGTGGAAGACGAAGCAGCGGCAGGAGGCGGTGTCGCCCAGCGCTGGTGCGTGGATTGTGGCCGCGCAGCCAGCTATGGGGGCGCGACTGTGACGACGTGGGCGTTTGAGCAGGTGCTCAAGGCACATGGTTTGTTGCCGCGCTTGGTGTTTGCCGATGGCCGCTTGCGCCGTTGTAGGACGGTGGATAAGCCGAATAAGCGCAATGGTGCGTATGTGTTGTATCCCGATGGGTACGGTTTGTTTATGAATTGGGCCGCAGATTCCAATATGCAGGTGTGGCGCAATGGTGCTGTGGATGCGGTATTGAGCGCGCAGGCACAGGCTGAGCATGAGGCCAGACGCGAGACGGCACGACAAGCCTTTGTTGAGCGCACAAGGCTTGTTAGGCAGCAGGTGCAGGCTGTGTGGCAGGCGGCGGGGCCTTTGCGTGGCGGACATCCGTATTTGCAGACCAAGGGCCTTGATATGCAAGGTTGTGGCTGTTTGCGTGTGGATGGTGCCAATCTTCTTGTTCCGATGTTTTGGGGTAGGGGGATTTGCAGCATTCAGACGATTTTTCCCGATGGTCAGAAGCGCTTTTTTACGGGCGCGTCTATCAGAGGATGTTGTTTGGAAATCAATCGCCCGCGTGCGGCGTTGACGCTGTTGTGTGAGGGCTTGGCGACTGGCCTTGCCCTGTTCCAGTGTGTGCCGACAGCGCGGGTGGTGGTGTGTTTCACCGCCGGTAATTTGTTGCCGGTGGCGCAGCGTTTGCATGCCGCTGGGCAGTTGCGCGGCGCTTGTGTGGTGTGTGGCGATAACGACCATGCGACACAGGCGCGCACAGGGACGAATCCAGGCCGTCAGAAGGCGCAGGAGGTGGCCGAGGTGCTAGGGGCAGGGGTTGCCGTGCCCGAGGGCATCACGGGCACGGATTGGGCCGATGCAATGAAGGAATGGATACAGGAGTGTTCATTCAACAACCCGCGCAGCAGTCACGAGCGTTGCAGAGCTTTGGTGCGTGTGCGTATAAATCATTTTGTTACACAAGGAGTTCAATATGTTTTTTGAATAAGTAACAGGCATGCGCGCAGCTTCCCGAAGCCAGAGAGGGATGATTGAGGTTCTCCAAGCACCAAAGGCTGCGCAAATTTCTGTTGCTATATACCGAATATATTGCTTGAACAAGCACAATCACGACTGGACGTAGCGGGGTGGCCCGACTCGGAAGGGATTCTGACCAGGGCGAATACAAAAACTTGTTCAAGCCTCGGCAATGCCTGATAACTGCATTTGCACATTATCGGGTTTCCTGAATCGCAGGGCGATATATTTGAAGACAGCCTGTATGCTCCGATTCCATAATCATTGGACGGTTACGATAGCCAGATAAGGACGTCACAGCGTACAGGAAAAGACAACCGGAGTTTAGCGGCCTAGTGAGGACGGCTGAGGGCAGGAAGGTGAGTTGGGCGAATCATGAGTAACCCTGAACACTGTAGTTCCCTTGGAATCCTTTTAAAACGATTTGGCCGGTTGCTGTATGTAGATGCGCACAAGTGACTGTCAATGCGCACTCTGTGGTTCTGGGTGTGACTCCCCGTGTGTGAAATTCATGCGGACAAGGGCGCACCTGGCTGGGACAGATTGAATTGGGACTGCTATCAAACGCAGGCCAGCCCAGCCCGCAAATACGGTGTTTGTTATTGCTGCAATGCAATACCGATATTTGCGCCTTGGTGGAAATATTATAATAAGCCGCCAATGGTAGAGAGAACCCAACCCATTTGACCGATTTATCATAACCGCTTCAATCCAAAGCAACTTTGATACTCCCAAAATCGGTCAAATGGGTTGGGGATTCTCTGCCCGTTTAAACCCCCTCAGCCAAAAAAAAAAACATTCCATCCAATCCCGCAGTGAGTGTGATGACAAAATGGGGTTAAACGGGCAGAGACAATGTTCTCCCACACGAAGTGGGGACACTTGTTTTTAAGGCCCAGAATTCGCCAAAAATTTTTTGATATTGGATTTTTTGAATATCGATTTAAAATGAAATAAAGGAGAGATATGAATGAGGTTGTTTGATGAAGAATCCCGAAAAAATATCCAGCCTGCACAGGCTTTGCATTTGACGCTGCCTTGGCCCTCACGCCTGCTGTCGCCCAATGCGCGCGGCCATTGGGCCAAGGTTGCCAAGGCGAAGAGGGATTTCCGCGCGGCGTGTGCTTGGACGGCCAAGGCGCAAGGTGCAATGCCTTTGCAGGCCAGCAGTTTGCATGTGGGTTTGGTGTTTGTGCCGCCCAGCCGCCGTGCGTTTGATTTGGATAACGCGCTGGCTTCTATGAAGTCGGGTTTGGATGGGCTGGCCGATGTGTTGCAGGTGGATGATTCTCGCTGGTCGTTTTCGATTGCCAAGGCCCCGCATGGGCAGATTGGCGGATTGGTCAAAGTCACTGTATCAGTCAGCAGTAACGAATGAGAAAAGGGGAAGCAATGACACACAGTTTTTTGAACAGGCCAAACACCACATTGGATGACATTGCCGCAGAGATAGGCTTTTCTGCAACGTTGCGTTTGTCTGCTTGGTATGGAGATGCAAACCCGCTGTATGTACCTGTCACTGTAACTGACCATCAAATCATGGCACGTCTGCTGGGCAAAAGTGCAGCCCAGCGCATGGCAGAAGCATTTGGCGGTGAATATCTGGCCGTTCCGCGCATTACCTCCTACGAAGAAGACTGCCGCCGCCACAAAGTAGCCACGTTGGCAACAAGAGGTTTTTCCATGAAGGAAATATCCCGTGTGGCAAACTTGAGCGAGCGTCGCGTACAGCAGATATGCCGAGAACTGGAACAAACCGGTATCATTGCCCCCTTGGGAAGCGCTCCTAAAGATGGATGCTGGATGCCGCAACAAGAAATCGGCCCACAAGCCTTGGAGGCCGCATGGCATCACCAACGCGCCCGCAACCTCAAAAGCAAGGGCTGCAATCCCGCCCAAGCCTCGTTGTTGGCAGAGTAATAACGGCTGAAGGCTTCACATTTCACATATAAAAACTCGATTTCATATACTGAAATATCAGGAACAGGCATTTTCGGCGCCTCTGCGCCCCCAAACGCACAAAATATACCCTAGGGGCCCCTATTTAAATGCCATTTAAACGCCAATATGAAGCGCATAAGGCATGGTGATGAGATTCCATAAGAGGGGGTACGTTGTTAAGTTTTAAGCCAGCCAGCGCGCCATATGCAAGTCGTATGACTTCGCGCCTCACGCGGCTGGAATGACGGCGGAATGCTTGAAAGTTCATAATGTGGACTATTGGGAGCACAGGCACAGCACAGGCACAGGCACAGGCACAGGGGCGCATGTGCCTTATTTAGTCAACATTTGGCACATCCTGCGCAAGCTGGCACGCTCCTTGCAATGTAGTGGGCAAGCAACAAATTTTTTTGCGGGGGCTTGCAAAAATCCTAGATATGGGATACAAAGCAGGCCAGCGCAGAAAAGAGGTTGCGAACGGGAGATAGATACCCTGTTGACAGTGAAGCACCTCTCTATAATCTGCGCTCCACATTCGGAAAAAAGATTATGGCCGGGGTGAGGACGGATACAACACCCGCAAGGGAAAGAAGTCCTGACTGACTGCTAACAGGTTTTGAACCCCCAACCGCCCTTTGTTGATTGCACATCAAAAAGCAGCTAACAAAGGTTCTTTTAAAACTCTCTTTAGCAGGAGTACCGAATGTTTTTCACCAAAGAAGCCGCGCGCCTTTCTTCACTTATCGCAGCGCACAAAACCAGCTTCCAAAACCGTGTTACCAATTGGCTTGCAAATGGCAAAAAGAAATCCATATTGCTGGCCTGCAAATTGCAGAAAAACCGTATTTGGCAATTGAGCGCTGCCCTGCAATGGGCAAAAGAGACGGCAGCCAAGGCAGCGCAATTGCTTTTGCCTGCACCTGTTCAAAAGCCTGCAACCCCTATCCCGTTTAAAACCCAGTGGCAGGCCATGAAAGCAGCCAAGACATTAAAGGTGTCGCAGGCCACTATAGCGCCGTCTGTCATGCTATTACAGCTATTGCAGCGCGCGCAGTCCCCAGCACTCACCTGCTGATTATCCCTTCCCTTTAAACCCCTTATTTACTTTTTAAATGCGGCAATATCCGTAGAGTATTGCCGCGCTCAAAAACAGAGAGATTTGATTATGTACACAGCACAAGTTACACCACCCTTTAAACCTGGGATTTATAATGGAATTGGGTGTTATGATAATCCAAAAGACGAAGCTAAACCACAGCCAAAAATCGCAAGCATTCAGGGGCATAGATATTATCAACCCGATTGGCGTTTGTTAAGAAAAGCACCGAATGCCGCTTCAATAAAAGGATGGTTTAAATTTGGGAATTTAGGATATACAAATGGGCATATTTTGGAATTGGATGCAATACCGTATCTAAAGAACTGGGATAGGCGAATGAATTCTTCTCGTAATATTGACAATGAAGCGGCGGGAAGGTATTTAGCGGATCGTTTAAATGATCGAGCAAACGCGGTTTCTTGTGAAATCATTGCGACCCGGACAAATGGAAAATCTGAAGTCATTTTTTATGCTGGCGATGACAGTCACGCGATATTTGTACAAGAGAAGTATATACGATACTTTTTAGGAAAGTATCGTAATGTAAGTTTTTTTTACAACCGTGAAAAAAACATGATTTTGATTGAATACAAGGGAAAATTTATTGGTTTGGTCATGCCTCTGCTTTATTCGGGTTCCATGCCTTCAGTTAATGATATTCGCATTGCAATTGATAGAGATGCTATTATTGGTTTTGAGGTGGTTAATCTGGCCAATGTAGTTGTAGAGGCTGTAGAGGCTGTAGAGGCTGCCAAAAACGACACAACGGCCCTTGTGAATGCTGCTATTGCACAAGCAGAGGCTGCATTGCAAGCGGCAAGGGAAGCCGCGCAAAAGGCTACAGACGCGGTGGAAAAGGCAAGCGAAGCCTTGGAATTGGCAAAAGCCGCTACCATTGACGCGCAGCAATCCGAGGGCACGGCTGAGGCTGAGGCTGAGGCTGAGGCTGAGGCTGAGGCTGAGGCTGAGGCTGAGGCTGAGGCTGAGGCTGAGGCTGAGCAGGAGCAGGAGCAGGAGCAGGAGCAGGAGGCAACGTCACCAATAAACACCGTATTCCCAGAACCGTCATTTAATGCCGAGGCATGGGAGGCCACCATGCGAGGGAAAATAGATATAAAGTATAAACAATGGTATCTAACCGACGAAGCAATTATTGCTGATGAATATTTCCAACACAATGAAGACCGAATAGGCAGCCAAGCCGTTGATTATTACTACAAAGAAACCGAGAGATTACGCAGGTTGTTAGAAGCTGAGCATGGAAAAGGATTGGATTATATTAACAGTCTTGGATGTAAATTGGAAAATATTATTTCCGGCATTACGGAAAATAGAAAGAACAGTAAGCCATATAATCAAAATGTGCAAAATGCTTTAAATTTGGTGAATCAAATGACGAGACGTTTTAATTATAAAAAATCATTTGAAGGGTAATTATTAGCCTAAATTTCATTAAAAACAATAAAATCGGAGGACCGTACAATCCGCCTTCCGATTATGTCATTTTAACTAACAAGGATACATCATGGAACAAACACAACAACCATTTAACGCCAGTGCCGACGCTATAAAGGCTGCCAAAATAGAAGCGGAAACGGAACTTTTTAAAGCCGAATCCCGTAAACGATTAGCGGAAATTGATAAAATGATTCATGATTCTATCGAAGACCGCAAAAAAAGCGAGCGGGAATACGAACGCCAGCGCATTGAATCGGAGAGAGCTATAGAGCGCTACCGTGTCGAATCAGCCAAGGAACAGGAGCGCTACCGTGTCGAATCAGCCAAGGAACAGGAGCGCTACCGTGTCGAATCAGCAAAAATAGCCGCTGAAACCGCGAAGCTGTATAAAGAATCCCAGTGGTATCCTGCTATCGCAATGGCTGCTGTCATTGGCGCAACCGCTACCATAGTCAAGATGTTTTTCTGATTTTCATTCAAAAAAGAATATTCACCATGGAACAAACCCAACAACCATACAGCATCAATATGGATGCGCTATCAGCGTCTAAAATCATGGCAGAAGCGGAGCTTCATAGAGCAGACGCGCGCAAAAGGGAAGCTGAAATCACAAAAATGATTGAAGATTCCATAAAGGAACAGGCGCGTTTTAAAGCTGATTTAGCAAGAATGGCAGCGGAACGAGAAAAAACGGCAGCGGAACGGGCCAAAATAGAGAGAGAGACCGCATGGTACCCGCTGATAGCAATGGCGAGCGCAATGGGGGCAGGCGCTGCCATTATGGCCGGTGCTGTGCTATTGCTTAAATACCTTACAACCCCATAACCGTCTAAAAAAGGATATTGAAATGGAACAAACCTATAGCACCAGTGTAGACGCAATTGCAGCGGCTAAAGTCATGGCCGAAACAGAGTTTTTCAAGGCCGAATCCCGTAAACGCGATGCTGAAATCAAAAAGCTAAATGCGGAAATTACGAAAATGATTGAGGATTCGTTAGAACGCATCCGAAAAAGTGAAATGGAGCAAGAGCGATACCGCATTGAATCAGAAAGGGCACTGGAACGGCAGCGCGCGGAATTTGCCAAAATGGCAGCAGAGCGGGAAAAAATCGAGAAAGAGACCGCATGGCATCCGTTAACCGCCATTGCTGTATCGGTCGGCTCAACCGCTGCGCTGATTGGTGCAACCGCTGCCGTGGTGAAGTTCTTTTTTACCTGACCTCATAACAACACACGCAAAAAAGCCTCCCATTGTCGGAGGCTTTTTT